TGCACCTGTGCAGAACGCTAACATTGCCGTGGACTCAGTGTCCACAATGTCCTTGCTTGATAGCTTGGATCGCAATGCGCATAGAGGTCCGGTCAGTGGTCTTTTGAATTTGGGCGACGAAACCAATTTCAAACCCACAATGGAATTGCTGCAGATCTCCGATTCGGTGATTGTCAGCTGCGGCAATTTCATGTGGGTTCGGAAAAGGGGCACCAAGCAGGTGCTGTTGCCCAAAGATTTTGTGAAAACCGTTGCTCTCAAGATGGTTGGTGTTCCTCGAGACAAAACCGGTCTTAGACTGTGTATCAACACAGCTAAGAAATTGGCCGGTTCTGCCAAGATGTCCATACCTGTTGAGATGCAGATCACCTGTTCGGTTTATGGAGCTGCTATGGCTTTTGTGTACACGTTGAATGATGAAATTATCGCATTCAATCGTTTGTGCACTCCTCGTATGCGGCGCCTGTACCTGGCCCTAACCCAGAGTTTGGCTTTGGATTGGACCAACTTGTTGTGTTGTGGGTCTGTTGATGCTGTTTATGAAACAGCTGAGGCCTACAACCTGGACAGGAGATCGGTGCCCGGCCCTTCGTTTGATGCGAAGAAAGCTTGGCCCAATGGTTTGCCTGGGGTTGAATCTACGATGCCGCTCAAGCAGCTCAAAAGTTCTGCCCGCATCACAAACACAGAAAGGGAAGTTGTTGAGGATAGACCTCAATTTCATCCGGTGGCTGTTACTTTCAGCTCTTATATCCCTGTCGTGCCCTACGCCTCGAAGAATAACGAGGTTGTGGCTGCCGTCAACCGTGCGTTGGTCGCTACGCCCCCACCCAATTTGGAAGCTTGGGAAGAGGTGTATGCTATGACCAGGGAGGAAGTTAAGGATTGGCCTGTCATTGATGGTGATGACTTGCGCCTTGACTTTGAGAGGTGGAATGAACGGTTTACTCCCGCTAAAAGAGCTAGACATGAGGCAGCTTGGTTGTCTCTAGTTGAGAAAGATCTTTGTCAGGAAGATTTTCAACGCTCTTTGTTCGTGAAACGTGAATTGACCATGAAAGGAGGCCCTGAACCGGAAGATTTCGATCCGCGGGCCATCCAGGCAGGGACTGACCGATTGAGTGTCAGCACTGGGCCTTTCATGCACAAATTCTCCAAGGTTTTGTCCTCCCAGTGGAATGCTGAACATGATGTTTGTTATACATCCGGGATGACTGCAGAGGAGATAGGCAACTGGCGAGCTCAGTATGATGACCGTGATGTCACCATTATTGAGTGTGATGCCAGTCGCTACGACTCTTGCCAAGGAGAAGGGTGCTATTGCAACGGAGCTATCGCTTATGAAAAGTGTGGCATCGCTGCTTACGGGGGCACTGCATATGCGATGACGTCGATGACCAAAGCTTTTGGTTATACCAGCAAAGG